ATACAATCCATTATCAATGAATGAAGATTACTTCTTCCCTGTCACTGCTGACGGAAGAGGATCAAGTGTTGAAGTATTACCTGGTGGACAAAACTTGGGTGAGATTGATGACTTGCGTTACTTCAACAATAGGTTAGCTCGTGGCTTGCGAGTGCCAAGTAGTTATCTTCCTACAGGACCAGACGATAATACAACACCATTGAGTGATGGTCGTGTTGGTACTGCTATGATTCAAGAGTTTCGTTTCAATCAATATTGCGAACGTTTGCAAAATTACATTGCGTTGAAGCTTGATGAAGAATTCAAATTATTCTTACGTTGGAGAGGACTAAACATTGATAGTGGATTGTTTCAACTAAAGTTTAATCCTCCACAAAACTTTGCGGCATATCGTCAAAGTGAATTAGATAATGCACGTGTTGGAACATTTGCTAGTATGGAAGCGTTTCCCTACATATCTAAACGATTTGCATTAGAGCGATTCTTAGGATTGACTGAAGAAGAAATAACTAAGAACCAAGAATTATGGCGTGAAGAAAATAACAAGACAGAAGACGAAGAACCTGCAGGACAAGATTTGAGAAATATAGGTGTTAGTGTAGGTGATGTTGAAACTGATGAACAAACTGGAGAAGAAATGGCTGAACCTGAATCACCTGAAGGGGAAGAAGGAATGTCCCCTGATATAGCAGGACCAGTACAGTCATCACCAGGTGCAATGCCACCAGCCGGCCCACCAGCTTAATTAGATAAATACTATTATGAAATTAATGGAAATGTTCGACCCACCTGTAGCAGGTTATCAAGATGTAAATCAAGATAACAGTAAGCCTATATGGAAGCAGTCAAGAAAAACTAAACTAACATTGAAACAAATTCGCAAATTGAGGAAAATGTTAGATGTTCGTAACTACGAAAAGAAGCAACACTTGAAAAAAGTTTTTGATCAATACGGTCCTAAGCCTGATGCTGAAGGTGGACCATCTGTCTAAATTTAGTATATCTGAGATAAAAACGCAAAAAATGAGCACTTATTGTGCTCTTTTTTATGATACCCACTAAATAATTATTACAAAGCCATTCTATTTCAGGAGACAAACAATGGACAACAAAAAATTTGAACAACTTATTGATATGATTATCAATGAGAACGAAGAACAAGCACGTGAATTATTTCACGAAATCGTGGTAGAAAAATCACGTGAGATTTATGAGTCTATCATGGATGAAGAGATGATGGGCGAAGGCGGCATGGTCGGTCAAGTTGGTGACTTGATGGATGAAATCAATGCTGAAGAAGCCGGCGGCATGACTGAAGACGATGAAGAAATGGAATTCGATGCTGATGACGGCGAAGGCGATGATGAAATAGTTGACATCGATGCTGACGACATGGGTGACGAAGGTGGTGAAGAAGTTGAAGATGCTGTAATTCGTATCGAAGACAAGCTAGACCAATTAATGGCAGAGTTTGAACAAATCATGGGCGGCGGCGATGATGACATGGGCGGTGACGACATGGACGACATGGGTGCTGACGACATGGGTGCTGACGACATGGGCGATGATGACATGATGGAAGCCGAAGAAATCGATGAAGAAGATGATTTAGAAGAATCAGTTATGGAAGCTGTTCAACTAAAGCAAGTTGGTGGATCAACATATAACAAGTACGGTCAAATGGGCGACAATGGTGCTCAAACAAAGAGCCCAAGTCTACAAAACAGTGGACAAGCTGGTATGGATAGCAGACCAGTTAAGTTCTCTGGTCAATCAGAAGCTGTACCATCAAGCCCAAAGGCTCCTAGCAATGCATATGCTAAAGGTGAAACATCTGTTAAAGGTGCAGGATCATTTAAAAATTCTCCAGGCGCAGGTAATTTCAACGAAAAAGGTGAGTCAACACCTAAGCCAGTCACTAAAGACGCAGCCGGCGCTATCAAGAGCCCAGTAGCTGAGTCTCGCAAGACTACAAGAAGAATCGTTAAGTAAGGTCTGAGAGCAATGGCTTTGTATCTCAAGGAGCATCTAACATTCGACAGAGCCGGTATGGTGGTCGAAAGTGAAGGTGACGGCGACAAGAAGAATCTCTACATGAAAGGGATCTTCATTCAGGGTGGGGTTAAAAACGCTAATGAGCGTGTTTACCCCGTTTCTGAAATTGAATCTGCCGTTAATACTCTAAATGAACAAATCAAAACAGGTTATTCAGTTCTAGGTGAAGTGGATCATCCTGACGACTTAAAGATCAACTTAGACCGTGTATCACACATGATTACAAGCATGTGGATGGATGGTGCAAACGGTTTTGGAAAACTAAAGATATTACCAACTCCAATGGGTCAGTTAGTAACTACCATGTTGCAGAGTGGTGTCAAACTTGGCGTGTCTAGTAGAGGTAGCGGAAACGTTAACGATATGGACGGCCGTGTCAGTGACTTTGAAATAGTCACTGTCGATATTGTCGCTCAACCAAGCGCTCCTAATGCTTATCCTAAAGCAATATATGAAGGTATGATGAATATGCGTCATGGTCATAAATTGTTGGATATCGCAAAAGATGCACAGGGTGACAAAAAAGTAGAAAAGTTTTTGAAAGAGGAAGTAATGCGCCTTATCAAAGACTTGAAAATCAAATAAAGGGGAATAAGCATGTTTGATGCTATCAAACCATTACTTGAAAGCGGTCTAATTAATGATGAAGTTGGTGCTCAGTTAAATGAAGCATGGGAATCAAAGTTAGTTGAGGCTCGTGAGCAAGTTCGTGCTGAATTACGTGAGGAGTTCGCACGCCGTTACGAACACGACAGAAGCGTGATGGTTGAAGCCCTAGATAAGATGATGACTGACAGCCTACAATCTGAAATTTCAGAATTTCAAATTGAGAGACAGGCTATGAATGAAGACCGTGTACGAGCACAACAAAAACTACGTGAAAACGCAGTTAAATTCAATGATTTTATGGTTACTAAATTAGCCGAAGAAATTAAAGAATTACGTAGTGATCGCAAATCAATGAAAGAAAGTCAAACCAAGTTAGAACAATTCGTTGTTCATGCTCTTGCCCGTGAAATTAAAGAATTCACTCAAGACAAACAAGCAGTGGTTGAAGCTAAAGTTAAATTGGTTTCAGAGGGTCGTCAACAACTCGAAGCATTGAAGAAACGTTTTGTTTCTGAAAGTGCAAAGAGACTTAGTACAGCAGTTACCACTCATCTTCAGGGCGAACTATCTCAGCTTAAGGAAGACATTCAGATTGCACGTGAAAACACTTTTGGTCGCAAACTGTTTGAAGCTTTCGCCGGCGAATTCTCTGTTACTCATTTAAATGAGAAAGCAGAAACTCGCAAGCTAGTAGCTAAACTACAAGAAAAAGAACAACAACTTGCAGAATCGGCACAGATTTTATCTAGTGCCAAGCAATTAGTTGAATCAAAAGAACGTGAAGTTCGAATCATCAAAGAAAGTAATCTACGTGAAAAGACTATGGCTGAATTGCTAAGTTCACTTAACGAAGAAAAAGCTTCTACGATGAAAACTTTACTAGAAAGTGTGCAAACAACTAAGTTGAAAGCTACTTTCGATAAGTATTTACCGGCAGTTCTTAATACTGGCACTGAAAAGAAAGCGAAAGCTACTCTATCAGAATCAGTTATTGTAGAAGCAACCGGTGATAAAACTGCCAAACAAATCAAAGAAGTTGATATGGAACAACGTGATAACGTTATCGATATCAAGCGTCTGGCAGGGCTATAAAAAACGACATCTATAGGAGAATATTAAAATGTCAAAAGTTCTATTAGAAAGCCGTTGGGGCGAAACCAAAGAGGCCCTGTTAGAAGGCTTAAAGGGCACACGCCGCTCAACAATGGGTGTTATCTTAGAAAACACCAAAAAACAGTTACTAGCTGAATCTTCTGCCGGTACTACAACTGCAGGTAACATTGCAACTCTTAACCGTGTTATTTTACCGGTTATCCGTCGTGTTATGCCTACAGTTATCGCTAACGAGCTAGTAGGTGTTCAGCCTATGACTGGCCCAGTTGGTCAAATTCACACTCTACGTGTACGTTATGCTAACAGCTTGACAGACAACAGTGCGGCACAAACTAGCGTATCAGCTGGTGAAGAAGCATTGAGTCCATTCAAGATTGCACAGGCTTATTCACGTCAGCCAAGTGGTTCTGCTGGTGATACAACTAGCTACTACACAGCTAACGACACTGCGGCTCTAGAAGGTAACGGCGGTCGTCAGATCAGCGTTCAAATCTTGAGACAAGCTGTTGAAGCTAAGTCACGTAAGTTGCAAGCACGTTGGACATTTGAAGCTGCGCAAGATGCACAGTCTCAACATGGTATTGACGTTGAAGCAGAAATCATGGCTGCTCTAGCACAAGAAATTACTGCTGAAATTGACCAAGAAATCTTGTTATCTCTACGTACTCTAGCAAGTACAGAGTATACATACAACCAAGCTACTGTATCTGGTACAGCTACTTACGTTGGTGACGAACACGCTGCCTTAGCTGTTCTTATCAACCGTGTTGCTAACTTGATCGCCCAACGTACACGTCGTGGCGCAGGTAACTGGGCTGTTGTTTCTTCTGCCGCATTGACAGTATTGCAATCTGCAACTACTTCTGCGTTTGCACGTACAACAGAAGGTACATTCGAAGCACCTACAAACACTAAGTTTGTTGGTACATTGAACGGCGCTATGAGAGTTTTTGTTGACTCTTATGCTCCTGATACTACACCTGTTCTAGTTGGATACAAGGGTTCATCTGAGACTGATGCGGCAGCATTCTATTGCCCATACATTCCATTGATGAGTTCTGGTGTTGTTCTAGATCCGTCAACATTCGAACCAGTCGTATCATTCATGACACGTTATGGTTACATCGAATTGACTAACACTGCATCCAGCTTCGGTAACGCGGCTGACTACGTTGGTGAAATTGCTGTTCAGAACTTGACATTCCAATAAGTCGAAATCTTCTTGTTCGAGAGCACAGACTACGGTCTGTGTTACGGGAAGGAATCAAAGAGCACTTCGGTGCTCTTTTTTATTGGGCATAAATATCTAATGAACGCAATATTATACACTTTAATAGTTACAC